AGTCACATCAGCAAATCGATCGGTCCCTTCCTTCGCAAGCGTATGTTGGAGACGCACACCTTTTGCAGCCTGATCGAAATGCAGCCGATCGCCGACAAACAGACCCGCGCGCAGTCCATTCAGGGGCGTTTGTCGATGAACCGCGTGCGGTTTCCCGAGCGTGCACCCTGGTGGCCGGCGGCGCGGGACCAAATGCTGAAATTCCCCTATGACGCACACGACGACTTCGTGGATACACTCGCCTATATCGGTCTCGGGCTGACTTTGCAGGTCCCCGCCGGTGATCACCGCAACCCGGATGATGACAAGCCGCCGGAGAACACCTTTGGTTGGTTGAAAATGCAGCGCGACCAGGCCGAGCGCAGCGTGAAACTCGGTTATGCGTCGGGGGGCTGGTGACCATGAACCTCCTGCTCATCATTATCATCGTTTTGGTGCTGTTCGGTGGTTTCGGCGGCTATTACGGCTACTCGTCGGGATATTATGATCACCGCGGTCTCGGCGGCATCGGCCTGGTCCTGTTGATCATCGTTCTGGTCCTGCTGTTCGGTGGTTACAGGTGAAACTATGAGCGGCATGATGGGACCACCGGGACCAGCGCCCGGTATGATGGGACCGCCGGGACCAATGGGGGCGTCTGCGTCGTCCCAGATCCAGCTCGACCCGACCCCGGCGACGGTCTCGCAGACCCCTGGCACGGGTCAGCAGACCATGGTCCCGCGCGACAAGCCGGTCCCGGATGATCCGCGCCGCAAATTGGTCAACCGCTGGCAGGATCGGGTGAAGCGGGCGAAAAAACACTGGAAAACCCAGTTTCGCCGCATGCGCGAGAACATGGAGTTCTGCGAAGGGCGCCAGTGGCCGGATACGGTGAAAACCGAAAAGCGCGATGACCGCTATGTGGCGAACATCTGCATCCGCCACGTGCTGCAACGCACTGCGGAACTCTATCCGAACAATCCGAAGATGCAGGCCAAGACCAAAAAGCGCATGCTTGCGCAGACCTGGGACGGCACGCAGATGCAGCTGCAACAGGCGCAGCAATCGGCGATGGCGATGAGCCAGCAGGGCTTGCCGCCGGACCCCAACAGCATGGCCATCCTGCAAGACGCCGCCATGGTCAAGCAATACGATGAGATGATGGACCGCGTCGGCGAGACGCTGGAGTTGATGTATCAATACAACATCGACGAACAGACGCACTCGTTCAAATCGTCGATGAAGATGTCTATACGTCGCGCCATCGTCACCGGCGTCGGTTATGTCAAGCTGGGTTTCCATCGCGCCATGCGGATGGCGCCGGAGATCGAAAACCGCATCGCCGACATGAGCGAGCGGCTGGCCAACATCGAACGCCTTGCGTCGGATCTGTCCGACAAGGAGATCCAGCCCGACAGCGCCGACGCCGAAGAACTCAAAATGGCCATACGCAGCCTTACCGCCGAAGGCCAGCTGGTGGTGCGCGAGGGGCTGACCTTCGACTATCCCGACAGCACGGCGATCATCCCCGATCCACGGTGCCGCACGCTGCGCGGCTTCCTGGGTGCCGACTGGGTGGCGCAGGAATACCTGCTGCATCCCGACGAGATCGAAGAAATCTACATGGTCGACGTGGGGACCAGCTACACCGCGTATAACGATGACGGCCAATCGAGCGGTTACGAGCCGACTGCCGAGCAGCACTACTATTCAGGCTACGGCGGCGGGACCCATGATGACGGCAGTCATCCCTCGATGCCGCAGGCTTGCGTCTGGGAGATCTACAACCGCAAAGACGGCACGGTCTACGTGGTGTGCGACGGCTATCCTGACTTCCTCCAGGAGCCGACCGTGCCGGATGCCGAGACCACGCGGTTCTGGCCGTGGTTCGCCATCGTGCTGAACGAAGGCTATGACGAAAAGAGCCTGTATCCGCAGTCCGACATCGACCTGATCCGCGACATGCAGCTGGAGCTGAACCGGTCCCGGCAGGGGCTGCGCGAGCACCGCCGCGCCAACCGGCCCAAGACCGCGGTCGCGGCCGGTCTGCTGGAGGCGGTGGACCTGGAGAAGCTGCGCACCCACCCGGCGAATGCGCTGCTGGAGCTGAACGCCCTGGCGCCCGGTCAGAAGATCGAGGACGTGTTGCAGATCATCAAGATGCCGCCGATCGACAGCGCGGTGTATGACACCGCCCCGGTGTTTGAGGACGTGCTGCGGGTTCTCGGGTCGGACCAGGCGGACCAGGGGACCACCTCCGATGCCACGGCAACCGAGGTGTCGGTTGCCCAGTTCTCGCAAAGCACTGACCTCAGCTCCACCGTCGACGACATCCACGACATGATGACCGAGCTTGCCCAGTCGGCGTCGCAGCTGCTGGTCCTCAACGTGTCGCAGGAGACCGCGGTCAAGGTGATTGGTCCCGGCGCGGTGTGGCCCGCGCTGAACAAGCAGATGGTCGCCGACAACGTCTGGCTGGAGGTCGACGTCGGCGCCAATGGACCGCCCAACCGCCAGGAAGATGTTCAGGTGCTGACCCAGCTGGTCCCGCTGTTGCAGCGCATCCCGGGGATCAGCCCGGAGTGGCTGGCCCGCCAGTTGATCCGGCGGATGGGCGACGACATCGACCTGACCGAGGCGTTCGCCGAAGGGACGCCCAGCATGGAAGCCCTCAACCAGATGATGAGCCGCCCGCCGGCCGCGCCAGGAGGGGCGCCAGGCGGTCCAGGCGCCGGGAAGGGCGAACCGCCGGCCGGCGCCGGCAGAGGCCCCCCACGCCCGCCTGGGCCTGGCGCAGACCCCAACGCGCAGGGGCCGGTGGGGATGACCAACGCGATGACCGGCCCTGGCACCCAGGGACCGCTGGGTCCGCACGTGCCGCCGCTCCAGGTCTACGGCGCCAACGGCAACCGGCCTGGCTCCGGTGGTCCCGCACGCGTCCCAGGGCGCAGCCAGGGCATGCCGACGCCATGACCTGGGCGTCGGTCAGCGAGCGGCTGATCCGCGTGCTGCCGCCGGCCTTCCTGGTCCTGCTGCTGCTGAACATGATGTTCCTGGCGGTGATCACCTGGCTGTTCAACCACAACGTCGAAGCCCGCACCGTGATGCTGACCCAGATCCTGGAGAAGTGCCTTCAGCACCCATGAGGTGTTGTGTCAGTGTCTTGTTGTCATGTGCTGGACACAGACACAACACAGGCGCATAACCCGTTGCTGGTCCAACTCAGCAGGATCGGCAAGCCTGGATGTCAGAGACGACATCGACCACGGACGGCCCAGCCCCCTCAGACGCGCCCTCGTCCAGCGCCGTCGACACGCCGAGCACGCCCAGCGCACCGAGCGCGCCGGCAGACAGCACCCCGCCCTCGTCAGGCACCGACAGTAACGCGCCCCCGTCAGGCGACAGCCGCCAGTCCGACCGTGAGGGATTGCTTGCCGCAGTCCGCAAGGTGGTGGAGACCAAGTCAGATCCAACAGCCGTCCCCTCGCATGACGCGGACGCTGCTGGTCAGGACCAAACTCCCCAGGACCAGGCAGCGGCACAGGGACAGCCCGGGGACAAGCCCCCGCCGGATGCTCAAGCCGAACCGTCCAAAGCCGATACCGAGGCCGATCCGACCGAGGCTGAACTCAAAAAGCTGCGGCCGGAAACCCGCCGACGTTTCGAGCGTCTGCTTACGCAACGCAATGAAGCCCGCCAGACCATCGAGGCTCTGCAACCGGAGCTAACGCAGCACCGGCAATTACAGGGCTATCTCCAGCAACACCAGTTGGCGCCCGACGATGTCAACATGCTGTTGGGTGTGGGGGCGGCACTGCGCCGCGGCGATTACCAGGGTTTCCTCAACGGCGTGACGCCGTATGTCATGGCGGCGCAGGAGGCACTTGGTTTTCGCATCAGCCCTGATCTGCAAAAGCAGGTCGACGAAGGGCTGATTGATGAGAACGCAGCCCGGGAACTCACCCGCACGCGGCATCGTGCCGCGCAGGCCGAGGCCAGGCTGAAAGACGCGGACAAGACGGTCGCGACCACCCAGCAAGCCCAGCACGTGGATCGTATCCGCAGTGCTGTGGATACCTGGGAACAGAGCATGCAGCGACGGGACCCCGACTATGCCCAAATGTCGGGTGCTGTGCGTCGTTACGCGCAAGGTCTGTTGCAGGAACGCGGTTCACCGCGGACCCAGCAAGAGGCAGTGGCGCTGGTGCAAACGGCGTATGATGAGGTCAAGGCCACGTTCGCCGCAGCGCGTCCCGCGCCGCGTGCCACGCGGATGGCTCCATCCAGCATCCATGTCGCAACCGGCACGCCGAACGCCGAACCCCGCAACATGAAAGAGGCGGTGGTGATGGCTCTCGCGAACGCGCGGCGTGCGTCTTGATGCGGATGAACCATCATGGCGTTCACGGCAGGAGAAATCTCCAACATCGCCAATGCGGCGTTGGATTTTTACTACAACAAGGGTGACACCTTCAAACAGTCGATCCAGGCCAAGCCGCTGCTGCGGATGCTCGAAAGCAGCGCCAAATCCTTCCCCGGCGGCAAGGGCAATATCAGCCTGGCAGTCAAAGGCGACTACGGCGCCGGTGGCGTCAACGATCACGTGGTTGGTTACACCCACAACGACACGGTGAATTTCTACACGCCTGCCAACATCAAGCGGGTGAACTATCCGTGGCGTGAACATCACATCGGTCTGACGCTCACCCATACCGAGCTGAAAATCGATGGCATCACCGTCACCGACGACGCGGGTGATGGC